ACACTTGTATCAATTACTCTTTCACATTTAACAAGATAAACCTTATCATCTTTTAAGGATGCTGTGATTTGGCTGTCATTAAATGCTGTTGCACCTGTTGAGGTTTCACCTGCTTCAACAAGAACAGAAGTACCCCAAACAATCTTATCATCTTTAAGAACCCATGAAACACCTTCGATAAAATTAGAAGATGCACCACCTGACCCATCAGCAACAAGAGAAACGGATTCAACACTAACAACACCTGTGCTTGGGATGTAATCAAATTGATCTCTAAAGCTATTAAAGTAATAAGTTACTGTTAAAGTAGCATCAGTAGCTGGTGCATCTTTTAAGGTAATGCTACCATTAGTACCATCTACACTAGCAGGTGAAATTGTACTGCCATTAAGTTTAACTACAACATCAGTAATATCAGTAGTAGTAATACCACCATTAGTACCATCGACAATAGGATAATGACTTGTAAAGAAAGTTTTGTTTCTTGAAGTAGCTTGATTAACGACAAGACCAAGTTTAGCATTAGCAGAGCCACTACCAATAACAATAGAGCCATTAGCATTTAATTGTAAGTTTTCTTGATTAAAGTTATCTGTGTATGTAGATGCCTCTAAAGAACCATAAGATCCTGAATTAATAATAGCAACTACTCTATTAAGATCATCTTCTCTATTGCCTGTTGAAACTGTTGGCAAAGAAATAGAATATTGAACACCATCTACTAAGAAAACAAAAACATTACTTAAAGCATCAAAATCAAAGCTACCATTTGAGCCAATGATTTCAGCTTGAGTAGTAGTGATTTGAGATGAAATATCTTCATTCTCAATTAAAGTATCTGTTCTCTTAAAAAAATAAGAAACTAAAACAGTATCTGTGATAGCTGGTGTAGATGCAAGTTCAACAATACCTTTAGCACCATCTACACTTAAAACAACAGTAACTTGACCATTGACATAAGCAGTAACACTAGAACTATCTGTAGCGACTACACCACCACCTGTACCATCAACCATAGGAAATTTTTGAACTTGCACTTTAGTTGCAGTTCCATTGAAATTACCTAAAATTGGTGTACCATCAGGATTAAATCCTAATACTGCACGACCACTCATATTTTCATTTACAATTCGTTGATCTACGGATGAAGAAGATCCACGAATCATTTGAACTCCAACAGATTGAATAGTTTCTTTACCTGCACCTAACAATAAAGGTATTTGACCTGTGAAATTGCTAGATGGTAAAGGTGAATCAAAAACTGTTTGAGTATATACACCGGGCGGTGCATAGCCACCTTGAATAGCCATAATCTTTTGCTCCTATTTTTGTTGGAAATTACATCCAATTTCTTTTCTGACTTGGTTTTTTATATCTCTTTGAGTTTCATGATAATGCTTATCCATTACATATTCATTGTCATATCCAACAACAATATCTAATGGATTGCCTTTTGTTTCTTCAAGTAGCTTTACTTTGTCTTTATATCTCATCTTTGCAATTTCCCATTTTCTAATAGAATCTTGCATCAATACTCTTTCAAAGTTCGTATCCAAACTCTCAACACCTGTTGATTGTGGTTTTACTTCTTCTACTTGAATTGCATTATATCCAATACTCTTTGTACCTTGTAATGCAGAAAAGGCTTCTTTTCCACACGATGTGCAAGATTGAGAATTGACATCAGTAGCTACTCTTTTACTAAAAGATAAACCACATGATCTACATTGGAATTTTAAGATAGGCATTAAGATTACTCCTCTTTGTCTAATAACATTGATTTAATAAATAAATTATTTAAGATCTTGGATTTTATATTTCACCAAACCTGTGTAGCCTACTTGATTTTCTGCATCAGGCAATTCCTTTTCTAAACTTAATGATTTCCCATAAGACATTAATGGTTCTATCAATGGAATGTGCATAAACCAATCCACCTGCAAGGTTGTAGATACACTCGCTGTGTAAAAATAATCATCACCATTTTCATCATACACTTCTTCCGATTCACCACCTAAACTCACTTCATTCATATTGATGCCTCTTGTAGCAAGCTGGTCTTTTAATACTGCCCACATCCATACTGTTGTCCTGTCTGCCAAATCTGCTTGCGAATGGACATCTCTTGCAATAATTTCTATTTCTACAGATACATCCCATCTGCCACCATACTCTTTATAAATATCATCAGGTTCATCTAAAACAACAATCGCTTGCTGATCACCACCTCTTAACCTGCGACCAAAATAAATTAAAACCCCGGGGATAATCTTATGATAGACTTGATCAGGTCTTACATATTTTGGCTCAATCACACCTACCTGCAATTCTGTATATGTGATCTCTATATTTAAACCATTTAATAACTCGTTAGCTAATTCTATCACATCACCATTTAAAGTATAGTCTACACCTTCTACATATCGCATATATGATGGTTTCTCAATAATCCTTAAACTATTTTCCACAGGTGTACCTAACAATTGGATTTCTGTTGGACTAATAAACACAGGTTCTGTTTCTTTTACTCTTTTATATTTAGTGATGTCTATACGATAAGTTTCATATTGATCTTCCATTTGAGTAATATCTAAAATATAAATACCTTCATCTGCACGGAATTGTGGATTTTCCTTTACCCACTCAATAGATCCATATTGTAGCTTTTTTGTTTTAGCTAGATAAACATATCCTCTTACTGTTGTTAAGTAATTATCTGCACTCATCACTACATTATTTGCTCCACCTGTCTTAATCACCATGCCAAATTGTGGTCTTTGATCAAAGCTATATTTGCCTTGTATATTATTTGCCAATTCAGGATATCTAGGATGATCCGACCAATATTTTCTTAGTTCTTCTATCATGAGATTGCGAACTTCTAATGTTAAGTAATGAAACATTTCTTATTTGCTCCTTTTAAAGATACTTTTAATAACTTCATCTATTATCTTGTCTACCATCTTTTTTATTACTCCTTGTAGTCATTGCTTTAAATCTAGCTTGTTTTCTTTTAGCTTGTAGCATTATCTTTTTACGATCAAGCATTTCTTGACCTGTCAATTTCTCATAAGCTAGAATAGCACTAGCTTGCATGACTGCACGATCTATTGCTTTTTCTATCCAAGAGTATTTTACAATCGCTGGATGAATCCATGACTTTTCTGTTACTAATGGTAGTGTTCTAAATTCTATTTCACCTTGTTTATTTTTTACAGGTATTGCTTGTCTTGGTCTATTCCTATCTGTCTTTAACCATGTCATTGGATATGCAGGCTTATTTTTTAAATGGTATTTGATATGTTGCCATGTAGAATATAAAACTACATCACCATTCTCTTTTATTGTTGTACCGAATGAGTAAATAAATTCTTGTGTTTTAGGTACTGCATCAAATATCTGACTTGCTCTTTTTGCTTCTTCCCTTACTTCATTTAAGATCATTTCTGCAATAAATTTTATTTCTTTTCTAGTCTTGTCTTTTAAAGGTTGTCTAAAGACAAATTGTTTTTTTAATCTATCCATTTTAATATTCCTTTTATATGTCTTTTTTTAATATAAAGAATATTTTTTTTTCGCATGAAGGATAAACATTATGTTTAATAGACTTTCTCAAAGACGATTTGCTACTACTCAAAGAGTAGCAAGTATTCCTCAAATTATTCTTGACCAATTAGGTGGTGCAGGTCTTATTAAAATGATGACAGGTGCAAAACAATTTGTTGGTATGCCTAATGGTCTTCAAATCCATATTCCAAGATCACCTAAAGGTGTTTCTATTATTAAAATTGAACTTACAGGTAAAGACCTTTTTGACCTTACTTTCTATGGTAATATGGATTCAAAAACTTTTACTCGTAAAATCAAGAGTACTCAAAACGATGTTTATAATGAAGAACTTATAGATACTGTTGAACAACACACAGGTTTAAGATTAAGATTTAGATAAGAAATATCTTAAAGACAAATTGCTTTTTTAATCTATCCATTTTCTCAATATAAGCAAAAATTATAACCTTATGGTTCAAAAGACTCTGCATCCCAATATGCTTCATCTTCTGTACCATAACCTTCAAGTTCAATTTCATAGATGATGTGTTCATCTTCTGAAAAGGTTACAATTGCTGTCCAAGTGGTTTCAGTTTGGTAGGTTTGAATATGCTTTTCCATATTAAAAAATCCTTTTTGTTAAAGATGTAAACCAAAATCATAGAAATCTAAATTTCTCTTCTCACATATATAGAACACTTGTCACTTAGCATCCATTGCAACTTTTTTAATAATTTATCCACCATGATTGTGATTTTCCCATACTGCTGTCCTGCCTCTTAATTCATGATTTGCAGATACACTATCTTTCTCACTCATCATTGGTATCGCTGAATCAGGCTGTGTTGAATATGGTGCATCATTTCTAGCTGAATATGTATCTCTAATCGTTTGATATGTGTATTTTGTCTTATGCCATAACACAGGCACACCATCCATTGGTACAGAATATCTAATATCTGCTGGCTCAAAATATCCTAAATTAAAATGTTGTTGTAATACATTTCCTCTTGCATTTGGTCTTCTTACCGGTCCTATTGAATACCTGTCATTATTTTGCTTAACTATAAAATCTCTTTGAGATACAATAGGTGAGGGTCCAATATACACTTCATAACTATGCTCTTTTCTTCTACCTTGTGTCGCTTGACTTATTCTTCTTTCTGCATCATCAGGTGCTACAATAATATCATACGGTCCATCATATCCACCTATTAATCCTGTGCCAAAGCATCTAATACATCTTGAATCAGGTTGCTTGCCATATTCTAATGTAAACCTATTAAATGCTCCACACTCGCATGGCTGTCCAACTACTTTCTTTAAGAATAATCTTACTCGTTCACCACCTTGCTCTAATGCCCACTGATTTCTTCTCACACCTTCTCTCCACATCCAATCTACTTTCTCAATCTCAATATCACTAAATGGCTGTGTATAATCTAATGGACTTTCATGCAATGCACCTGTTGTAGGATCTTCAGCTACTGTTGTTACTCTATAATATGTCTTTTTATCTATGATCGAGCTAATCTTACCTTCAGGTAAATAAGATAAATAAGAACAAGTAACAACACTTGTATTCGGATCAAAGGCAAGCTGGATGTCATTCATTAAAGTAATAACATTTGTGGTTGCACCTTGTCTTAATACAATATCACCTGTTTGACCAAAGACACTAGCAGGATATGCTACTTGTCCATCTATTTTAACAATCACATCTCTATATGAAGTAGAAGGCTCAATCGCACTGCCTATTCTAGCTATTGGTCTAGCTGTTCTGAAACGATATGAACCATCTGCATTACTGCCTTTACTTATCCAGTTTGTAATCACTTCATCATAGATCATTTCAGTGATGTTTGTATCTCTATAAAAGGTAGCAGATATAGGCTGTTGATTTATTCTTTGGTAAGGTCCCCGATCTGATGTATTTGATCTATATATATTGACACCACGAATAATCCAACCTTCATTTTCATGAATGAAAGAAGGACTATCCCATCTTAAATCAATTGCACCTTTAAGAAAAGGCGAATTAGCTGATGTGTTTCTAGGTGGCATAGGATAAGGTGATCTTGAATATTCCCAACCTGCAGGCATGATATGTATCCTTTATTTAGAGCATATATAAAGGATTTAGATATAAATATTTTATTCGTTAGCCATTTCAAATAAGATTTGATCTGCAAGACCATCTTCTAAAGTTTTTTGTTTTAAGACAAGCTGTCTATATAAGACATCAAAGATGTAATGCTTGTTATGTGATATGTCTTGTTTTTCTAATAAGTTTTTTCTTAATTCAGATAGAAAAATAAAACACCATGATTGAAATGTACTAGGTGTATCAAGATTTGACTGCATCAAATCTGTTAATGTATAAAAGTTAAGTTCTATTGTGATCTGTGGTGGATGAAAGACACGATTTAAAAGGTATTCAAATAAATGAATTTCAATTTGATCTAAAGACTTGCCAACTAGAACACGATTTAATAAATGCTCAACTTTATTTTTAGTCCATATAGAAGTACTGCATATCAAAATAGATTTTGCATTATTGATAAAGGCTTGTCTATCCATTTATATATCCTGATCAATAAAATCATTCCATTCAGGATCAACTTCTTCTTTTTTCACAGGTTTAATCTTTAAGACTAATCTGTCATACTTAGCTTTAAAGACTGCTTTCTGTTTTTCTGTCAATGATCTTCCTGCTTTCATTTGAGTGAGAATAGATTCACAAAAAGTCAAAAGCCATTCAGATTTAGTCTTAGTCTTCAAAGCATTTATTTGATTGACCATATCTTGATCAATTTCCACAGGTGCAGGTGGATTGAAAATCAAATCCAACTTTGCATTGAAAATATTCAATTGTTTTTCTGACAATGCTTTACCAGTATTGACCTGATCCACAAGAGATTGAACAAACTTTTTTGTCCACTCATCATTGCTGATCATCAAAATTGCTTTGGCATTATTTAAAAAGGCTTGCATATCCATTTTTTATCTCCTTGTTTTGGTTTTCTTTACTTCCATAACATAAACACCTGTGGAAACACTTTCATTGCAACTTTTGCAAATTATTTTTCTGATTCCCAAGCATCAAACCATGCACCATACTTTTTGGTATGGTTTACTGCATCTTGATTTGTAGCAGTTAGACTGCTTGTTTCTGGATCATTACAGTGAGCCTTTGCTTGTTCTTCTGTTAAACCTGTCTTGATAAGCACAGGTTTCTTTTCATTTTGATAAAATCTAATAATCTTGTACATAATAGGATGCTCCTTATTGATGTTTTGAAAGTTTTGTCTTTAAAGCAGACAAGGTTTTTATGTTTAGTTTGTTTTTAACTAGAACGAACTCAACTTCCATTCGGATTTGAGAATTTTTACAAGTATATAATAAAGAATAGACTTCATTTAACAAAGACTGCATACCTACCATCCCTTCTTGCTCAACAAGAATTTAAGTTTTGGTTTTATTGAATCAGGATCAGTTTCATTAATATAGAAAGTCCTTGATTTTGTAAAATCACCATTTATTTGAATGACTTGCACAAGGATATAGGTTTTACCTTTTTGGATTTGTTTCATCCCATGTATGTGGATTTTAGTATTGCCATCCAAGTGAATGTCAATACTGCCATTCTGCATTTCAGATTTGATATCTGCATAGACAGATGAAAGAGTAGAGATGATGGATTGATTTAAAATTTGAGTTAACATAGTAATACTCCTTATTTGATGTTTTTTGGTAAAAGTTTGGTGATGACTTTTTGACTATCTTCTGATTTGCAGGATTCAAATCTACCTTCTATTTGAGTCCCATCTTTATCATAGATAGATAAAGTAAAGGTGCAGATTGCTTTATTTACAGGTGTTCTGTAAATAAGATTTACTCTTGTTTGGTCTTTGTGTTTACCTGTGTACTCACAAGTAAATATATAACCATCAAAATCACATTTTGATGTGATTTCTAGGTTGCTGTATTTAGAACTCAAGGTTTCTAGTATGTCTTGAAAATGCAACATCTTTTTTCTCTCTTTCTGTTTTTCAACCATCATCATTTCCTTACATAGTATAAACACTTGCCATTTAGGTATTATTGCAACTTTAGGAAAATTTTTTTTAAATATTTATATTCTTTAGTAGCTACATATAGAAAGGCATACAGATGAGTAAAGACATTCATGTTTCACACCAATGTCCACATTACATTAGGTTTGAATCCTATACACTGGATAATATCACTGATGTTGTCACTAGATCACCTATCAATGGTTCTAGTCTTTTCACCATCACTAAAAATAATATTACCATAAACCAAGAAGGTCTTTACTCACCTGCTGAAATTATCTTCCCTGCTAATGCTCCATATAAAATCCTAAATCCTAACTACACTTTTGTTTATCAAAATGTATCTTATCCTGTGAAATTTGATACAGGTCTTTTATCTGCATCTCAAATCCAAAACACTCTTATTAAATACTTGCCTGTGAATAAAGTAGAAGTCAATCTTGTAAACCAATCTATTCAGATAAAAGATAAATCCACAGGTCTATCTTCAAGACTAGAACTACAAGGTGATTTAAATAAGTTTGGATTTACTTATGAGAAATTTAAAGCACAAGGTAAGCAAGTGCATACAGGCTGGAAACTTTTTAAAAGAGATGATGGTTTAGGCTATTTCATTCGCTTTAATGAAAATGTAAAAGGTAATTATCTTATTTCATACACCACAGAAAAGAATTATTGTAATCGCTGTGCAAGCACAGGCATTGAAAATGATTTAAGATTTAATGAGTATGGTGAAATTAAACAAGTAGAAAAACACGATCTACTTTATCAGCAGGTTGCCAAAGTTTGCCTAACTAAAATTAATACTAATGCTCAACACTCTTGGTATGGTACTAATGTCTTTGATTTTGTAGGTGTTAAACAAGGCAACCTAGCTAAACTTAGCATTCAAGAATCTGTTAGGCAGGCTCTCAATCAGCATATCAATATCCAAAATCAAGTTGGTAAAATACAAAAGCTATCTTTAGAAGAACAAATTGCATCTGTTCGGAAAATTGATGTGCAACAAGTTCCTAATACTAATAATGCCTACCTTGTTGATATTGGTCTTGTTAGCAGAGCAAATACACCTGTTAATATTAACATTGTGTTTGCAGTCCCCGGCTCTATTGACTTAACAAATTGAAAGATAAAATAAAATGATCCAAATTATTTCACCTAGTGGTTCTTTACTAGATAGTCCTGCTAACTATTCCACTACTCAAAAAGCTATCTTCATTAAAGGTATTACTGATGATCCAAGCAATCTTAGTATCACTATTGAAAACCAAACCTATACGGGCATGGATATTTTCTTTGATGGTAATTACTTTACCTTTCCTAATCCTGCTCTTAGTCCTGATGGTCTTATTCTCTATAATGGTAATAACAATCTTATTCTTTCTCTTTCTACTACTGAAACCTTTTATCTTAATGTTATCCAACCTATCGTCAATCTCTACCAACCACCTGCTCAACCACAAGGCATCTATATTGAAAGACTTGCACAGGATGTTCTTATTAAATTCCAACATACAGACAGTGAAGTCAAATATTATAACTTGTATGCTAGTATCTCTTCAGGTGGTGGCATCAATGGTTATCAAAAAATTAACTTTGAACCTTTAGATCCTATTAGCTATGGCATAGGTAAAGAAGTTTTAACTATCATTGCAGATGAAACCTTTAATGCAAATACTCAAACTGCTGATCCTTTATATGCTAAATTAAATTTCATCCAAACAGATGGTTCTACTAATTTAGCCAGCGATGTCATTTTTAATAGTGAAGTCAATGAAGCTACTAAACGATTGAGATTGACTGCTACTTTATCTGCTATCGATATCCAAACTGAAATCGTCTTTAAACATAATAGACAAGCTACTCAAAATTCTACACCACCTACTATTCAAATTGGTGCTTTCGCTTCTCTTTCTAATGAAAATGTTCTTTACTATGTTGCCACTGCTGTTAAAGTTGTTGATGGTACTGAAATTGAAAGTGCATATTCTTTAGAAGTAGTAGGCAAGCCTGTCAATATTAACCAATCTAATGTTTCTTTACCTGTAGTCAATCGTCAAACCTTAACTACAGAAATGATTACTACCATCCATAAATTACAACCTGATGCTTTAGTGAACCCGGGCTCTGTTACTAGAGATGTCATTATTGATCCTTTTGTTAATGAAATGGAAAGAACTAGATTCTTATTAGATTTCACTTATCGTGCTATGTCTTTTACTACTTTACTCACTATTGATGATCCTAGAAACACAGGTAAAAGTATTGCAGTCAGTAATTCAAATTATAAAACTGCTCTTGGACAAGCTCTTTTCTTTAGTGAACAAAATAGAGTTCAGGCAGTTATTGATTCAGCCTTTGATAAACTTGCATACAACTTTGGCATTAAAAGAAGATTAGGTAGTCGTGCAATTGGCGAAGTAGTTTTCTTTGTTAAGACTGCTCCTACTAGAACGATCAATATTCCTTCATACACAACCATTTATGCAGGCAGTATTCCTTTTCAAACTACACAATTCGCTAGAATTTCAATAGATACATTATCTTCTTTTTATGATCCTGTTAAAGATAGATATGCAGTTTATGTACCTGTGCAAGCATTAAATATAGGTATTGCAGGCAATGTCACTAGCAACCAAATTAGAAACTCTTCTATTAATGGTCTTTCTGTGAATAATGAAAATCCTACCTTTGGTGGATCAGAAGTAGAATCAAATTTAGATTTAAGTTCAAGAGCAATTAATACTCTTGCTAGTGTAGATACAGGTACTAAATCAGGTATTGAAAGAATAGCTAGTGCAACTGCTGGTGTTACTGAAGTTTTTGTCGCAGGTGCTGAATCACCTTATCAATTTAGAGGTGATGGCAAAGTTGATGTGTGGATTCGTGGTGTGTCTTTAGCTACTGCTACTGATTTATATGCTCCAAATTTCCAAACACATAAAGATAGTCTTTTCATTCCTATTGCTGAAGGCATCTATCAATTTAAATTAGGTGATCTCAATTTGTCATTATATAAAATGATAGATAACCAAACATTAGGATATGGTTTAAAAAATGCCACAACAGGTGAATGGTTTGATCTCACTAACCATACTATAACAAATGACAATATTGTTATTTTAGACACTAGCTTAACACAGCCTGATTACAATATCACAGATGTTATCATAGGTGATTGGCAAGAAAATATTAGTGAAACCATTTATCTCACTAGACAGCCTGTTGAAAGCATCTCTACCTTAATAGATGAAAATAATATAGGTTATGCTCAAGGTACTGATTATATTTTTAAGAAAACACAAGATCCTTTACTTGAAGGATATTCCACCAAAGCTAAAGATAATATCTTAATCAATAATGGAGCTATCACTTCTGATTTCTATTCCACAAGCGAAGTGTTTAGCTTTATAGGTTTTTATCCATATCAATTGACTAAAAAAGGTGTAGATGCTTTAAGCATCCAGCTTAGACTTGATTCTAGTGGTGATGGTGAAACAGGCTATACTTTCTATAATTCATCTTATGTTGCTAATCCTGATTTCATTATTGAAACTACAGAAGACGGATATACTACTTTAACTAGAACATCTAATTCTGACATCCCTGAAAATGTCACAGTCAAAGTCAATTATAGCTACCTTTTAAATCTAGAAGTCACTTATTCATATAATCAAGTACTGCAAAATGTTCAATCTCAAATTAATAACTCAAAACATTTGACTGCTGATATACTTGTTAAAGAGTGCATTCCCTGTCCTGTAGATGTAAAAGCAAATATTGTTATCCGAAAAGGTTATCAAGTTAGCCAAATCGATCTTGCTATTAGAAACAATGTACAAAATTATATTTCTTATCTCAATCTAGGTGCTAACCTAAGAGTGAGTGATATTGTAAGAGTGCTGGATAATGCAGATGGTGTTGCTTTTATTGATTTGCCTTTAACACAGCTTTCTTTTTCAGTAAATACTCTTGTCATTAGAGAAGAAATCATACCTAATAACTCATACACTCAAATTGTATCTTTAACCACAGGTGTTGCAGTCGCATGGCTTATTGATGTAAACCTAGCACAACCTGCATCTACAGATGGTGGTGAAATAGGTCGTGTTTATGGCAATGGTTTAGAATTTAATCTAGTTTCCCAATCACTGATCACTACTTTGGGAAATGTACCGAATAGTGTTTGCATTATAGGCAATGCTGATCTTGTAATAGGTGGCAATCCTATTACAAACAGTAAAAATAAAATCCTTGTTGCTTTGCCTATTGGTAAATCACCAAGTGATTATACCTTTCATGTAAATTACCAAACAGCAGATGGCTCAGGCTTTGTTAATAACTTATCCTTAAACCCATTCTCTTATTTCACTGTTGGCAACTTAAACTTCACTTACAGAGCAGAGTAAAAACATGAGTGATAAAATTCCTTTTTATCCTGATTTCCCAATTGCCAATACAGATCCGATTGGCAGTAAAAGTGAAGAAAAAAAAGCATTACAGGATTCACTTGTAGTCGCTTATGCTAATGCTCTTTCAGGTTCTTTAGCATCTAACTACCTTTCCGAATATGGTAGCAATAATAGAATTTTATATGAAGGTTTAGGTAAAACTCTTTCTAGTCTTTTATTAGATTGCTTAGATCTTGTAAATGAAGTGGACTACTCTCAAATTAGACCAGAGTTTTTTAATGATAGACTTTATGGACTACTTTTTCCTAAATCTGTAGATAGACCTTCTTTTAATAATGAAACAGAATTGAGATATACGATTTTAAATCTTATCCAAGCATTATTACAAGGTAGCACAGGTAAAGCTATTTTAGATCTTCTTAATAAAGTTCAAGCGAATAGTCTTGTTGAGATTTCAGAAATAGGTGATTTTTTAATTGACTGTCTTATCTCATCTTATGCTTTGACAACAGAAGTGAATGGACATAAACATTATGTATATGCACCTATTTTAGGTTTAGGTAAAACATCTGCACCTATAGGATATAAATGGGGTGATGATCTACACCAACATGATGTTTTAGATGGCATCGTTCAAACTGCTAGTGGACATACACATGAAGTCTTATATGGTTTCCAACAGGATGTGATTACACTACAGGATAATTTATATAAGCTACTCTTAAAAACTAAACCTGCTCATGTCAATATAGGAAATAGACCAAGTACTTTATTTAAAGAAGTCGTCAATAAACCTACCTTTGATTTTTCTTTGACTGCTGGTTTAATGTTTCAAGAGGATTTAAGAAAGACAGATCAAGGTATTTATTTATCTAGTGTCTATGGATATACTACTGCAAACTCTAAATTCCTAAGAGTGTATGATAGTGGTTTTAGGATAAATGATCGTATCCGTGTAAATAATCAAGAGAGAAAGATTGTTGCCATTAATACAGTTTTGGCTGATGATGCACCTAGTGTTTCTTATTCTGTACCAAGACTTAATTTGACAGGCACAGGTTCTATTGTAAATCATTGCTTAATTGCATCTATGTTAGTTATGCAAGAAGGTGAATTAGTATTAATAGGTGCATCTGCTTATTTTATCTTAAAAGTAAATCCTTATACATATAAATTATCTGCACAGGTTTTTACTTTGGATAGACCTTTGACTGCTACCACAGCTAACTTATATCTATTAGAAAATCTACAATCTTCTTTTAAGACAAGACCATTGAGATATAAAACATATAGTCAAACTTTCCCTGTCTTAACAAGTCAATTTACTTTACCTTTTTCTACACCATATACGATTTATGGTATGCCTATCCTACCAAGTGATTTTACTAGCAGTGTAGAAATTACAGAATATAATCCATTTACTCGTGTGATTTCTTTAAGTACTTCTACTACTGAAATTGAAATCACTTATCCTTATGATGAAACAGATCAAGTATGTTTCACTGCTTTAAATGATACTAGCTTTGTGCTTAATTCATATAGACCTAGAAACCAAAGACCAACAACAAATCTTTTGCCTGCGAATAGAATTGAAAAGAGAAATGCACAGGTCTTATTTCATCATAAGAATAAATATCCATTGGTAAAAGAATGGGTAAGATCATTTTATGCACATAGTAATACAGATACTCTTAATAACTCATCTTTGCTTTTAAATTCTAAGAACAAGTTAAACAGACACAATGTTATTAATGCTGTGCATAGAGTATTAGCACCAGCTAGTGCAAGTGTATCTGTCTTAGATGGTAAAATCACTTTACCTTTTCATGTGAAACGAATGATTTCTGTTAAGCAAGGATTGACAAATATCACTGCATATAAAGTAAATGGCAATGCAATTACTTTTAATGGTATAGCAGATGGCATAGTGATAGATGTTGTATGCTTAACAAATCGTTCAGTTAGTCAAAGTGGTGATTGGTTTAGACCTGATGATTTAAATGAAGGCATGATACCATTTAAGAATATTGTTAAGCAGGTTGCTTTTAATGTAGATGAATTTATGGCAAATCCATTAGGCAATGCAAATCCACCTGAAAAGCCTAGACAAACTAAAATTAAAGATACGATAACAGACAACAGTGGTTTATCTAGTGAGTTTAGTTTTTTTAAAGATGAGTGGATAGGCTTAGAGCAAACCTTTGTTTTTGAGGATGTTTGTCCTGTGTTTAAGAGCAGTGGTGTAAATAATGCACCATTCTTATTAAATAATGGCATCTTAAATCTTGAGCAATATGTATTAAATAATAACACTCAAGTTATATATGATGGTACTGCAAGTGTTGAAATAATACTCATATCGCTTTAAAGGATAGATAAGAAAAAATGATTAGTGAAAATATTAAAAGACCACAAAGTTCAGTAGCTTTTGGATTTGGATTTAATGAAACTACATACCGTGTAAAAGGTGAAGTGTTTATTAAGCTGGATGATCAAGAGATTAAAGTAAATAATGTTTACACTTTAGATGGTAGCTTGCTTGCATCTATTCTCTTTTCAGGACTATATCCAACACGATCACCTATTACAATGTTAGCAGTAGGTACAGGTGCAACAGGTACAAGTTTAGTACCTAGTGTTGCAGATCAAAGACAAAGAAGATTAAATACTGAAATTGCTCGTAAAGAATTTGCATCTGTCTTATTTAGAAATCCTACAACATTTGCAGTCAGTACAATTCCTACGAATGTTGTAGATTTCACAACTGTTTATAATGAAGGTGAAGCAGTAGGTGCTTTAAATGAAATGGGATTGGTTAGTCCTTATGATGCAAGTCCTTTATCTAATTATCCTTTATTAGATGGTAATGGTGATCCTGTTAGTTTTCCTGATTATGATACTACTTTAGATGTTACGAATTATGACATTCTTATTAACTATTTGACTTTCCCTGTGATCAATAAGCCATCTAATTCTGTTTTAGCAATTACTTGGCGATTGACTTTTTAAAAGGTAGATAAGTAAAATGGCAAAATATATTACTACTACATCCAGAAACCTTGATCCGAGTTTAACGAATTATGAAAGTGTTGTCTTTCAAACAGGCAAACCTTTACTTGATAGCGAATTAAACTTAGTTCAAGATATTAGTCTAGTCAATTCCAAACCTAGTGGCATCATCTCAAATAAAAAAGACATCTTTTCTGATTATGTTTTTAACACTAATCCAAATACCTTAACTTTAAGTGCTTTTGATGTCCGTGTTAAAAATAAAGTCATTAGAATTGCTTATGCGAATGACAACACAGGCTCAAATAAAATCTCTTTATCTAGTCCACCTGCTACTCAAAAATCTACAACCTTTGTCTTTTTAGAAATTTGGAAAGCATTGGTTAGTCCAGCTACTTTACCTAATGCTAGATTAAGAATAGGCGATAATGTTGCAAATGGTGATACAATTACCATTGGTACAGATACAATTACTTGTGGTGTGGATTTTGTCTTAGGTGCTGATAAATATGTCACTGCTTTAAATATTGCGAATGCTTTAAGTAGCTTGTCTAATGTAGTCAGTTCAGATAGCAAAGGTACAGATTTTATTTTCTTAACTTTAGATACTACTGTTTCTATTAGTACAACATCACTTGCTATTACTGTAACACCTGCCACAGGTGAATCAAGTGGTTTAAATATTCCTGCTAATAATAAGATATACATCTATGGCAATGTGCAATCTTTAACAGGTGCTTGGTTAGATGATGATATTTATGATACTACTTTAAATGCAGAGTCTACTAAGAGAATCCAATATCAATATCGTTTCCGAACAGTGAATAATTTTGCAGTAGATACATATCAAGATGGTTTTTCAGATACTACTAATGTTAAAGCACAAGGTACTAATGGATCACCTACTTCTTATTCTTTTAGTGCAAGTTCTACAGACAATGGTCTATGGATTGCAGGTCTAGGTAATCAAGCATCAGCTACTGCTTTAGGTACTGTAGATGGCTATGTATATGGTTTACCTATTTGTTTTGTCAATCGTAGAAATAGTGGTGGTTTTAATCCTGTTAATCCTAATGGTGCTTTATTATCTACACATACAGGTGCAACAGAAAATTGGTTAGATCTTGATCCTATTGTCATTCCTGCAGGATTAAGCGACAGACCTGATGGTTTATTTGCTGATTTAATAGCTGATGTGGATATCACAGACATGAGAAAGAAAGTGATTGATATTTTAGACAGTGAAAAGCTATTAACAGAGCAAACACATTATCTTTTTGACAATAACATTAAGACAGTTCAAAGAGATGGTAGAAATAGATTTTATATAGGCAATCAAATTACAGATGGTGATCGCAGTACAGAACCTTTGGTTTGTGATGCTATTGAATATTATGGTTTTACTCAACCAAATACCTATGGCAATTTAATCGGATATGCAGATGGTTTAAGACGAAGATTTTCAAGCTATCCAAATGTAGAGAAAGTAATCGCAACAATAACAATTTCAGATGATGATCCGACAGCATTTGCTTATGTAGATAAAGTGGTAGGTACTTTTAATTGGTATGAAAATGATGAGATCATTTTAGACTTTGGCAACTATTATAATGCAGGCTTTTTTAATCCTGTTACTGATTCATTCCCAACAGGCACAAAAATCATTGATGTCTTAAGAGCATGGCATGATGATGGACATACTACCATAGCAGTTAGTCAAAATATTCAATTTAAGAAAATTGAATTTATTTCTGCTACAAAGGTGTCTTTAATCTTAGATAAAAATGACTTCACTGTAAATGGTGGTCTATCTGCTACAAGTAATTACCAAATGACAGGCAATACTACAGATGGTGATGTAGGCAGTCCTAGAAATATCTTTATTGAACTTGCTTTATGTTATCCTGAAGGCAATGGTTTAAGTGCAACACCTATTTTATTAAATCCTGATTCAAGTGTTTATCCACAAGGCAGTGTTATTAATGAATCTAGTCTTTTCTTTTCAGAATTTGAGGCTGGTGTTTTAGCATCTTTTAATGATACGAATAGAGAAATTGCTTTAGAGTATGTTAAGAAAATACAGACAATAGAACTTGTAAGTAAATCCACAACTGAAATCTTAACACCTTTTAAATTCTATGGTGATGGCATTACTTATTTTGTGCAGTATGAAGATCAAGAAGTAGGTGCTGGATATTCAAATGTACTTAATACTTCTGATTACAATAAATCTGATGCGAGTGTTTTGGTAAATGCTTTAACAAATGCAGGTCAAACTTTAGTTAGCTTAAAATATTATCCTTTACTAGCAAACAAAGCTAGAACGATGGTCTATTATAGATACCTAGCATCTCAAACTACAATCCCATCTGGCTTAACGATTGATGTTGAGCCTATTTATATTTCTAAATCTATGTATGCTATCCAAACAAGCAAAGGCAGTTTAAGTGTATCTTATCCTTATCCTAGTGCAAGTGATATGGTAGGTATCCATAGTAATTTTGACTTAGACGAATGGGATTTAAGAGCAAATGCACAGATATCTATTAGTGATTTTAATATTGATGCAGGTATGTTAAGTCTTAATAACTTTATGCCTATTGATATTAACACGGATTTGACTTTCACAAGCAAGACGACAGACTCACAAGGCAATACAATTTATGAAGGTGCATCAGGATATTTACCTGTCACTTATTCCTCACCTTTCTCAAGTGAAGTAAGTCATAAAAATGTATTACCTTTATTATGTAAAGCGAAATCAAACACTTTATATTTCAGAAAAGGTGAAGTGCTTTTGGTTTTGATTAGTAGATATGCAGAATTGGATAGTGAGAATAAAATCACATTAGGTAGTAATTACACGATTGCAAGTATCTACAACACTAAAAACAGATTGATGATGGAGTAAAGAAAAATGCCTACAAGTTCATTTACAGGTGGCAATGCAGGTAGTGGTACAAATAAGAATATAAATAATGTCATTTATGTTCAAGACAAAGGCAATACTACATTTGATGGATATATAACAATAGATGGAAATTTGACTGTTAATGGTACAACTACAACAATAGATAGTGTTACTTTGACAATAGAAGATCCTGTGATTACATTAGCTAAAAATGCTAATCTTAATCCTACTGCTAGTACAGATGCAGGCTTGTTTTTACAAAGAGGAAGTACAGAAAATCCTGCTGTTTTTATTTGGAATGAAACTTTAAATCAATTTGAACTTGCAACAGTAGCAGGTGCAACGAGTGCAACAACAAATTTCACAAGTCTTACAAAAACATATTCTACTTTAAAAGCAGGTATTTTTAGTGGCTCATCTGCTACCTTTACAGGTGTAGTTACTTCAAATGGTCTATCTTTAACAACAGATGGTCAAGTTTCAATTAAAAAACCAACAGACACTTCTACTACACCTGCTATTTTATTTAATAGCGATAGAACAGGTAATGGACAGCAAGCAGATATTATTGCTCTTGAAGTAGAGAGAGGTGCATTAACAAATGCTAAAATTAAATGGGATGAAACAAATGATTGGTGGGATTTTAATTCCAATGTTTATTTTTCTGAAAATTTGACAATAGGCAGTGATGATACAAAAGATTTAACAATTCTTTCTGAAACCACTATCTCAAATAATCTCATTCCTGTCTATATTTATGTTAAGTATAATGCTACATCCTTTACAGACAATGAGTATTTTTATATCTTTAGTACAGACGATAAT